AGACAAGCGTTTTGAAGATTACGAGAACCTACAGAACAAGAAACTTCTCGGAATCCCTACGGGCTTCGCCAAGATTGACGAAGCAACTGCTGGGTTGCAGGGCGGTCAGTTGATTACGGTAATCGCACCTCCTAAAACGGGTAAGTCGCAGATTGCTTTGCAGATGGCTGTAAATGTGCACAAAACTGGGCTTATCCCAATGTTCCAGTCATTTGAGATGAACAACCACGAACAGGCACAGCGTCACGACTCTATTCGTGCCCACTTGTCGGCTACTCGTTTCCGTAACGGTAAACTGCAGAAACTTGAAGAGGAGCGTTACAAGGCGTTGCTTGAAGACATGAAAACTGAACACCCATTCCACCTTGTGGATGCAGTAGGGGGTCTTACCATTGACGCACTAGTGGCTAAGATTGAGCAGTTGAACCCAGACATTGTTTTTGTGGACGGTGTTTACCTGATGCTTGACCAAGTGACTGGAGACTCTAATACCCCACAGGCGTTGACCAACATCACCCGTGGGCTCAAGCGTGTAGCCCAAAAGATGAACGTACCGATTGTAATTACCACCCAGACGCTTCTTTGGAAGATGAAAGGCGGAAAAGTATCCGCTGACTCCATTGGCTACTCGTCATCGTTCTTCCAAGACTCGGACGTAATCCTAGGTCTTGAGCCAATCGAAGAGGAAGAGAAGCAACGCCTCCTCAAGATTGTCCAATCCCGTAACTGCCCTCCAGGCGGAGAAGAGATTACTTGGGACTGGGAGACAGGATGCTTCCACGACAAGACTGTGGCTAAGACCTGCAAGCACTGCGTGCCTTGGAGCATCTAATGCACATCACCTTTGATGTAGTAACGGCGCTTTAGGCACTTGGTGTCGATTATGACTCTCGAGGCAACGAGGCAAACTCTCTATGTCCTCAGCACCTAGAACGCACAGGTAAGCAAGACAGCAACCCTTCATGGTGGATAAACCTATCGTCAGGCATGCACACTTGCTTTTCTTGCGGGTACAAAGGAAACTTGCTGCAACTTGTTTGCGATGTAAAAGGCTTCTACATCACCTCTTGGGGTGATGTTAAGGCGTATGACTACGAAGCCGCTAAGAACTGGTTAAAGATAAGTGCCGACATCTCAGTAGAGCAACTCATGGCTCAACTAGAAGATTTGCCAAACTATGTAGGTGCTATACCAAAGCCGTTGGAGATGTCAGAAGCACGTCTTGCGGTATTCGTGCAACCTCCATTAGACCACCTTAAGGCTCGCAATCTTACGGAAACCTCCGTAGACAAATACGGGGTTTTGTGGGATGCTACAAAACAGGCGTGGGTCCTACCGCTTCGAGAGCCACACTTCAATAAACTAATCGGCTGGCAGGAAAAGGGTACGGTTGACCGTACATTCTTTAACCGCCCAACTGGACTACCTAAATCAAAAACACTATTTGGAATCGAGAATCAAAATGAATCTTTGGCAGTGGTTGTTGAGTCTCCTCTCGACTGCGTTCGGATTGATAGCGCTGGTGTTGCTGGTGCTGTCGCCATTTGCGGTTCGTCTATTTCGGAAGAACAAGTAAAACTTCTCCGTTATTCAAGCAAGATTATTGCCGCCTTTGATAACCCAAACCTAGACCACGCAGGGCGCAAAGCCAGTAAAGAAATGTTGGCTTGGGGTCGCAAATACGGTTTAAATTTGTTCTTTTTCAATTATGGTAGTAGTAACGCAAAAGACCCAGGCGAGATGACTGATGAAGAGATTCGCTGGGGCGTAGAGCACGCCGTGTCAGCATTGTTTGGAGAATCAGCCTATGTTCAAGGGGACGCTCAAACCGTATCAGGTTGAAGCCGTCGAAAAGATGGTTGAACAAAAGCGTATCCTTGTTGCTTATGAAATGGGTCTCGGCAAAACCCCAATGACAATTGCCGCCATTGAAGACCTTCAGCCCAAACTAACCTTGGTTCTATGCCTTGCGAGCCTAAAATACCAATGGCAAAAAGAAATCCTTAAGTTCTCGGACAAATCTCCGTTGGTAATTGACGGTACACCTTCTGTCCGAAAGAAATTGTTTGAACAAGTTTTAGAGCATGACTACATAATCATGAACTATGAGCAAGTAGTAAATGACTGGGAAGCAATTAAGAGTTTTCCGTTTGACGCAATAGTTTGCGATGAGGCAACCGCTATTAAAGGCTTCCGAGCAAAAAGAGCCAAGCGAGTCAAAGACCTCGCTAAAAAAGTCGAAATAAAGTTTGCACTAACTGGAACCCCAATAGAAAATGGAAAACCAGAAGAGATTTTCTCTATTATGCAGTTTGTAGACTCTACAGTGCTGGGAAGATTTGACATCTTTGACAAGACCTTCATTGTCAGAAATCATTTTGGTGGGGTAGAAAGATACAGAAACCTACCTACTCTCCATCATGTGATGGTCAAGAACTCTGTTAGAAAATCGCAAAAAGATGAAGATGTTAAGCCCTACCTTCCCGAAGCAATTTACCGTGAGCCTATTATGGTTCCATTGGATAAAGCGTCTACACAGTTGTATAGACACATAGCCACAGACCTCATCAACCTTTTGAGTGAAGCCAGCGAACTCTTTGGGAAGAACTTTAACCTTGCCGCTCACTACGGGCAGACTTTTGACCCTGGCGACCCAGCCAATCAGATGCGTGGGGAAATTATGTCGAGGATTGGAGCGCTCAGGATGCTTTGCTCAAGCCCTCAAGTTCTCATAGATAGTTACGAAAACTTCCAAGCCCATACTGGCAAGGGAAGTGCCTACGTCCATTCTTTGGGGGACCTTCTCCATGGAATTTCTAAAACCCCAAAATTAGATGCCGCCATCAGTTACCTATCAGACCACCTCGACATCGACGACACTTACAAGGCGGTAGTATTCACTTCCTACCTACGGTCAGTAGACGAACTGGTGGAAAGACTTAACGCCAAAGGATTTGGCGCAGTCGCTTACACGGGAGAGATGAACGCCGTCAAGAAAGAAGACGCAAAGGTAAAGTTTCAAACTAGAAGTCACATCCGTGTGCTAGTCTCAAGTGATGCGGGAGGCTACGGCGTAGACTTGCCTCAAGCAAACCTTCTACTGAACTACGACCAACCTTGGTCAGCAGGACTATCCGTTCAAAGAAACGGAAGAATTAACAGAACATCTTCGGAATGGAATACAATTACCATCCAAGACATTCTGATAAAAGATTCAATCGAACAAAGACAATACGACATGCTCCAGCAGAAGAAGTCCGTGGCTAACGCAGTTTTAGACGGAAAAGGAATTAATTCTTCTGGAGGTGTTGACATGACCGTAGGAAGTCTGATTAACTTCTTATCTGGTAAATAACAGGAGGGCTAAATGGCTAAAGTAAAAGACGTTTTAGAAAAACTTTTAAAACTACCAGAAGACACGGAGATACTTGCCGTAGTTTTAACTAAAGAAGAGTTTACTCAAGACGTAATTCAAGGAAATTCCAATCCAATTCGTTACGAAAAAGATTACGCTAGATTCCTTAAATGGTACATTGACGGTGATGGAATCGCTGACTTATTTTTAGAAAACAGTGGCGGAGAAAGTTTGTTTTCATCTTGGGAAGACTACCTAGATGATACAGAACTGCATGAAGGAGAATAACCATGGCTAATCGAATTGAAGAGGACGGCGTTCGTTTCTCAGACCCAAATGACCTACAGTCGCAAGTTCAAGAGTATGTAAAACTCAAAGAAAGCGTGGCTCACATGGAAGCACGCCAAAAAGAACTGCGTGAAAAGATTTTTGCTCACATTGAAACCGAAGGAAACGAAGACACTTCAGGTAGCATGAGCCTTTACCTAGACCGCCCTATCGGGGAAGTCCAGCGGGTACAGAAAACCCGCCGAGGAAAGCGCACGCTCAACGAAGAACTTGCCGACCAAATTATTGAGCAAACTGGTATTGGTCAGGAAGTGTATGAGTTTAAGCGTGTCATCAACGAGGGTGCCCTAATGGCGGCATACTACGAAGAGCGGATTACTGAGGAACAACTTGACGAGATGTTCCCAACTAAAGTAATCTGGGCGCTAGACATTCTAAAGAAGTAGGACATGCCAGGATTACGTTCGGAAAAAGACATCCTTCAAGCGTTTGAAGGACTTGACCGTGCGCCTGGCTCCAAACAAAAGCGCCGAGAGCCAACTGAAAAGGCTGTAAAGCGTAAGAAACAAGTCTTGGGCGAGTCGAATGGCTGGGATGAAAACCCCACCGTTAAACTTGTCAAAGGGGTGGAGACGGAACTCTTTACTATTAGTGCGCTTGCACAGGCACTAGAGAAAGAAATCGTCACCATTCGCTTATGGGAGAAGAAGGGATACATCCCTGGCGCTCCCTACCGTTTGCGTTCGAAAGAACTTAATGGTAAGAAGGTACTAGGTAATCGTGTTTATACACGAGAACTTATCCAGATTGCCATTGAAGAGTTTGCTCGACGTGGACTTCTGGGTTCCGCTCGTGTAGAGTGGAAAAAGCACCAGAGTCTGACCGAGGACATTATCCGTCGTTGGAAAGATGCAATAACTAAAACCGATAAAACCGATTAATACCGATTAAGGAAAAATACCATCATGGTTAATGACCCATCTGTAAACGCCAACGCTTACCTTGTTGACGAAGATGAAAACATCCCTGCCAAGCACGGCACCACCGTGCAGTCTGGCTGGGACCTAGCAGACAAGGTCCTCAAGCCAAAGAAAGAAGCAGGGGCTTACCCTACCGATTTCAAGATTGTGGAACAGCCAAAGTTGGTTCGTTTCTTGGACGATGCACCGTTCATGATTTACGAACAGCACTGGATTAACCGCACTGAGGGCAAGCGTTCATTCGTTTGCCTTGGCGAAGACTGCCCACTCTGCACCATTGCAGGTGACCAGCCTCGTCCACGCCTTGTGTTCAACGTCCTCGTTTTGACTGACGAAGAACCAAACGTGCAGATTCTCAACGCAACTCCTACTTTGGCTAAGATTCTTCGTGCGAAGAACGATGACCCGAAGTTTGGTCCACTGTCCCGTTTCTACTGGGCAATTTCTCGTCAGGGCACAGCCACCACAACTCAGTACATTGTTGAGCGTGTAAAGGCTATGGACTTGGCGGAGGAGTGGGAACTCGATGTTGAGGAAATCGAAACTGCCATCACCCAGGCAGTGAAGTATGACGACTCAGCAATTTACGTCAGCCCCCGTGAAGAATTGCTGAAACTGGCTCGTCAACTAGTTTCTTAATCCTTTCCACTCTTGTGGGGGCAGTGCAGACTTGTTAACTCAGTTGCATTGCCCCCACTTCTAATCTTTGGGGCAACATGAACATCATCACTACTGAAGAACAACTCAAAGAGTTTGTTCAGCACTACCTAAC